AGTAGGTCACTTGAACCCTGACCTATCCTCTTGCTAAAGAGGTATTTATCATGCAACCATTACGGACGCACTCATGGCAATGTAGACCGAGATGGCGCCCACGATGGCGACAACACCCGCAATGGCATAACAGAGCTTTACCATCACAGGTACATACTTCGCAATCTCGTCCGCTACCGTCGAGAGCGCATTCGTACCTGCGGTGTAGTCACCCGCCGTGTTCTGCGCCATGGCCACCGTGCCACAGAGCAGCATGACGGCAAGCATCTGCATCTTCTTGGCAGAAGCCGATTTCCTGATAAGTTTTTTTACCTTTTCAAACATTCTTGTTACGTTTAATTAGTGAGTATTTGGTTACTTGGATCTCCTTGCAATCGGCTGCGGCCTATACCCGGTAGCCGAAAAAGGCCGGGAAGACAACCGAGGCCCCGATAAGGAACAGGCACGCCCCGACAAGCGTCATGATTGACTTCGCAATCCCGTCTTCGCCCTGATTCATCTTGAAGTTGATCTGGAGCGCGGACACGACGGTTAGAACCCCTGCAACGGCGAAGCATATATACTGTACATACAGCATCATCGTCACCACATAGTCGTGCATCGTGGCCAACGCATCTGCACCCCAACTGTAGTTCACGCTGCCGCTTTTGGCGAAAGCTGCACAGGGGACAAGACATAGCAGACATAGTATCCTTTGTTTCTTCCACATTCTACAACCTGTCTTTTACCGGTCGCCAGACCATTTCCGGACGATTGTTGCCCGGACGGCCGCCGGATAACATCGCCTTGTACATCTCTTCCGCTGTCAGAGGATCCGACAGATAAGGCTCGGTATCCTCCAGCTTGGCCTCCGCGTTCGCTTTCAGCCGCTCGAAACGCTCTTGCGGGGTCTCCCCGCTATTCCCGTCGGGGCCGCTGCTTCCGGATGCCGCAGCCGGCATTCCTGTCTCATATTGCTCCCCGCCGACGCTGAATCCCGTCTCCTCCTCCGTCACCCGAATACTCTCTTCCGCAAGCTCCTCCGTGCCGATGTCGAAGACCTCCTCATTGGTCATCTCCGAACCTTTCTTCTTGTAGAGCTCCCGGACGATGACGACCGCGTAGTAAATCAGGTACGACAGCGTCAAAATAATGGCAAACACAAAGTATGAGTTCATTTGTATTGAGTATGTAATTTAACTTTATCAAAGTACGACGGCAAAGGAAAATATTTAATTTGATATTATGAAAAAACAGCTACTCAATAAGATAAATTCTGCATAAAATAAGTATGTTTTTATGAAATCATACTTTATTTTCATACTCTGAACGGGGAAAGACGCAAATTCAGGACAAAAAAAAGCTCTCCGAATCGGAGAGCTTCATAAGGTAAAAGATGCGGATTCTACAGGACCTTCCCCCGAAGGTAATCGTTCAAATCCTTATGGGCGCGGTAGCGGCACGACTCATCATGGACCCGCACACCGAACATGCCGGCGATCGTCTCTGTGGTCTTCTGCCCGGCAAGGTCATTGTCCAGGTAGCAATGTACGGTTTTATAATCCTGCAAGCATTTCAGCGTCCTTTTCAAATTATGCACGGAGTTCATGACGAGATAATCACAAGGAACAGCAACGCAGACCTCCACGTTGCCGGACTGCTTCAGGGTAAGGTAGGAAAGAAAGTCTATGAAGCCCTCGAACACGCACACCTCGTCCTGCCGCCCCTCATGCGAATGTCTCACAAGAGAGATGTCCTTTTTCATGATACATCCCTTATAGTATGGATTACGGACCTCGTACCCGCCGGATACATTGCCGAAGGCAAGCGCAAAGTAATGCCGTCGGCGCAGCCTGTAATGGATCTCCCGACAAAACATACGCCCCAAATCCCCGTCAATCGAACGGCTGCGCAGATATGAGAGCAGGGCAAAATGCCGCAGGGGCACAACCCGGATTTCCTGCATCTCGCTTTCAACGGGACGGACCGGCATCTCCGAACTCCGGATTTTTGCTATTGTGAAGACTCTTGCATGTTGCCCAATGTATGCAAGAACCTCGCTCACGTCATTCGTCCGATACAGGTATTTCCCAAGCTCCACCAGATCACCGCCGGCAGCCTCGCCGAAATCATACCACTCATTCAACTGGTCATTGACCTTAAAGGAGGGCGAATGCTCCACACGAAGCGGAGACAGGTACCAGTATTGGTCCGACCGGATACGCTGGGGACGGTGCCCGAGAGACGCCAGATAGTCCACAATACGCAGTTGTTTTGCTTCTTCTATTGTCATAACGATTTCTCTTCATTTGTTTCTCGAAAACAGTTTACTTTGGTTTTTCCTCCTATATATAGATAGATACTAAAGTAAACTATTATATATATGCCCGCGCCCGCCCTTACTCTTCATCAAAGAGCATTGCTTCGGACGGTGTCAGATCGTAATAGAACAACTTGTCGCGCTTGACGATGAGCTTCAGGTTGTCGGTCAGGTATTGCAGCATTTTTATCATCACACTGCGTCCGCGTTTGAAGCCAATTTTCTCGTATGAACACATGAGGGCCTGCAACACATTCTCGAAACCCTTGATGGGCCTATCACCAAATGCGGAAGAAAGCGCCTCCCTATGTTGCTCGATCGTAAGATCCTTAAATCCCCTGCGACTCTTGGGCGGCTCGCAGCCATTGAACGAATAGTTCTCCGCCATGACGGGAAGCCCGTTGTCATCAACCGTAAAGGCAAAGGGCTTGAACTCCTTTTCCCGGATATGCAGGGCATGTACCTCACTGACATTGGGATCCTCGGTACTCTTGCTGATGACAAGCACCGTCTCCGCCTTGTTGCTCATCTCTGTACCGATATGGCCACGAACATTGTTGTCCCCCTTGTTCAGGTGAAGCACACAATGGATATGCAGGTCGTACTTCGAAGACCACTCCATCATTTTATTGATAACCTCCACCGATTCTCCGGTATTGTTGATGTCCAGCATCAGATCCCTTATCCCGTCAATGATGACAAGTCCATAACCCTCTCCATGACGCAAAGCATAATCTATGACACCGATACGCACGGCCGGGCTGTACTCCCTCAAGCAGATAAAATCAAGATTCTCGTTATCTACGCCCGTCGGCAACCCCGCCAGGCGAAGAATACGCTCCAGAACACTGTGGCAATGGAAACGACTCTGTTCCGTGTCAACGTACAAAATACGTCGTTTGCCCTCGGGCAGGTGCGCCCGGTAGTTCAGCACCTGCTTGCCTGCCAGGGAGGCGGCAACAAGCGCGGAGACATTGAAGGTCTTCTTAGACTTCGCCTTGCCTGTCGACGCGCTGAAATTCCCCAGCGTGGCAATCGTGGAATTGTCAATCCATATAATCTGTGGCGGCGTCTCGTATGTGTCGGTCGCCTTAATCTGCGCCACGGACAAGATATCCGACAAACGGCTCTCATCAAGCTCCGATGATGTGCCGTGATCAATTCTTCTTTCGTTTTCCATGGCGCTTCTGATTTAAGAACGGTTGTGTCGCTGCTGCCTCCCTCACCATGCGTTCGGCTTCTTCGACCGTAGGCTCGTAATTGCTCAGGAGCCACGCATCCAACTCCTCCTTGGCGAAGTAGATCATCTTGCCGCGAGGCTTGTAATGAGGAATCTCCTTATTTGACGTCAGCTTATACAACATGCTGTCTGAGACCCCGATATATATGCACGCCTCCTGAAAAGTGAAGACCTTTTTGGTCGTGAAAATATTTTCTTCCAACAAAGCCACACGCTCCAGAAGACTTTCCACCGGCTCCAATTTCTTCAGAGTCGATTCCAAAGCGCCGAGCCGATTGCTCAGCCGCTCCATGAAAGTTGTTCTGTTCTGCATAAAACCAATTTTTGAATGATACTATAGAGGTGCACCTCTGTTTTGTAACGCTACGCAAACAAAGGTAGACCGTGCTGATAAAATACCATTGGATGACAGTATGATACCTGTTTGATATCATATAAGGTATCATACTTTTACCTTTCAGATGATTGACTTCTTTACACTTCCTTGCATTCTTTCAGTTGGCTAACAAGCATTCTAATGTTATAGGCGATCGACGTCATTTTGTTTCTGACCAACGAGAGTGTGGTGGAAATACTCGAAGCTGTGATGAAATGCGTGCCGTCTTTGGAACGCAGGAAACGCCCTCTTTCAAGAACGGCTTGCCAATAGGGATGAATAAAAGAATATTCAAGAAGCGCGTCAAACAGAATGGCAACACGGCGCACGCTGTTCACTCGAAGGCTGAACCCCCTCTTGCAGGAGAAGAGTAAATCCATGTCATCAACAGTGACGGGAGAACAGAACAGATGATATGTATTGGCGCAAGAAGCAATTCCGGCCAGTTGATCGCGCGAGAGAGCGCTGTCAAAAGAAAGAAATGATAACTCTGCCGAATTGCGATCGGGGAATGACGATTCCTGATCCGGGATATCATACTTCCGCTTTAATTCAATACACTCCTCGAAAGAGAAACTCGAGGCAGAAAAGAGCGGCTCGATAAGATGGAAACAGTCGGTCAGCAGCCCCTTGACGATCTGAATGTTCATTTCGTGACAGTTCCGGCAGACCGCATGATCGCAGTCAATATACCGGTGGCTGTTCACAAAATCCTCCACATAACGGCGGTATTGTTTACCGCAAGTTACAACATCGTGAAGATAAACTGTTTTTGCTTCAGTAAGCAGGGCGAAAAGTTCTTTCGCCACATCCTGCTCGCATTCGATGTGATGCAGGTGTTTGCTTCCCTCAAAAAGAGAGAAGGCCGTAGTCAGCTTTTACCATGTCGATTTACGTTTAATTGGTTTATAATATATTACGAAGATAAGGCATTCGGTTATATTTTTTAACCCAATTATACCGGAAGCTGTATGTAAACGTAAATTTGACATGATATATACAACTGCCCGATTAGTCAAACATACCGTTGACCAGATTGACGGCATCATCCTTCTTCTGATTGATGATTTTGGCGTACACCTGCGTCATTTTCACGTCTGCATGACCGAGCAGCTTTGAGGTCGTATATAGATCCGCGCCAAGCGTCAGCATCATCGTCGCAAACGTGTGCCGCGCCGTATGGAACAGAACCCACAAAGCAGCCGTCGGCAAACAAGTGACGATAAAACGTAACACGTTTGAAATGAGCGTTTTTTCATTATTCTGCCAAATGTCGGAGACGCAACGGAGTGCGGAATATTGAGCTATTTCAGTTACCAAGCCGTTAGCCGTCAGTTACCGAAGCAGGGACAGGTAACGCACGGAAAATGAAATTGTTGCAAGTCCGTGCCGATTGCGCTGATACGCACCGTTCTGCAAATCAATGGACGCTTACTCGTAAGTTAATTTTGTGACAAAATCAGTAAGCGTATGAAAGTTGAAAAATTCAAGGTGCTGCTCTACCTGAAAAAGAGCGGAACGGACAAGTCGGGCAAAGCCCCGATAATGGGAAGGATAACGGTGAACCGTACGATGGCGCAGTTCGGATGCAAGTTGTCGTGCAAGTCGGAGTTGTGGAACGCGAGGGAAAGCCGTCTGGACGGCAAGAGTCGCGAGGCGGTGGAAACCAATGCGAAACTGGACAAGCTGCTGCTTGCAGTCAATGCGGCATTTGATACGTTGGTGGAGCGTGGGCAGGACTTTGACGCAACGGCGGTCAAGGACTTGTTTCAGGGAAGCATGGACACGCAGATGACGTTGCTGAGAATGACCGACCGTATCTGCGAGGACTTGAGGTCGCGTATCGGCATCGACCGTGCCAAAGGAACCTATCCCGGCTATTACTACATGAGAAGGACATTGGGCGAGTTCATCGAGTGGCAGTTCAAGACGAAGGACATCGCTTTCGGGCAGCTTTCCGAACAGTTCATACACGATTACCAGAATTATGTCATGGATGTGAAAGGCTTGGCGGTGGACACCGTGCGCCACTATCTCGCTATCTTGAAAAAGGTATGCCGCATCGCCTACAAGGAGGGGTATGCCGAAAGATGTCATTTCGCCAATTTCACCTTACCGCAAAAGACAGAGCGTACACCGAGGGCGTTGAGCCGTGAGGACTTCGAGAAGATACGCGATGTGGAGATACCCGCATGGCGCACCACGCACATCCTTGTGCGTGACCTCTTCCTGTTTGCCTGCTATACCGGCACTGCCTATGCGGATGCGGTGAGCGTCACCCGTGAGAACCTCTATACGGACGATGAGGGCAACCTGTGGCTTAAATACCGCCGCCAGAAGAACGAGCTTCGGGCGAGCGTGAAGCTGCTGCCGGAAGCCCTCGCCCTAATTGAGAAATACCATGATGACAACCGCCCGACGCTGTTCCCGATGGTATACCATCCGAACCTCCGCCGGCACATGAAATCCCTTGCCGTCCTCGCAGGGGTAAGCAGCACCTTGTGCTACCATCAGGCACGCCACTCCTTCGCCTCGCTGATTACGCTGGAAGCCGGAGTGCCGATTGAAACCATCAGCCGGATGCTTGGTCACTCCGATATAACCACGACCCAAGTCTATGCCCGTGTCACTCCGAAAAAGCTGTTTGAAGACATGGACAAATACATCGAGGCGACCAAAGACTTGAAACTTGTTCTCTAACTAATAAAAACATTACAACCATGCGCAGTACATTTTCCATATTACCGTACATCAACCGTAACAAGGTAAAGGCTGACGGCACGACCGCCGTCCTCTGCCGCATCACAATAGACGGCAAGAGTTCCACGATGGCAACGGGCATCTATTGCAGACCGGAGGACTGGAACAGCAGCAAGGGAACCATTCGCACCGTCCGCGAGAGCAACCGCTTGCAGGAGTTCAAGAAGTCCGTTGAACTTGCTTATGAGGATTCGTTAAAGAAACAGAACGTGGTGAGTGCCGAACTGCTCAAAAATGCGCTGGCAAGGAAAGCCGTCATACCCACCAAGCTGCTGCAGATGGGCGAAAGGGAGCGTGAACGGCTGCTTGCCCGTTCAAAGGAAATAAACTCCACGTCCACCTACCGCCATTCGGGATATTACCAGAAATACCTGAAAGACTATCTCACATCGTTGGGCAAGGAGGACATCGAGTTCAGCGACATTACGGAGGAGTTCGGCAGTTCCTACAAGGCTTTCATGAAGCGCAACAAGAATTTCAGCGCACAGCAAATCAACAAGTGCCTGTGCTGGCTGAGCAAGCTGATGTACCTCGCCGTGGACTACGAGATACTCCGTGCCAACCCGTTGGAGGACATGGAATACGAGAAGAAGCCCGCGCCGAAGCACAGGCATATCAGCCGTGCGGAACTGAAAGCCATCCTTGAAACGCCCATGCTCGACCCGTTGCAGGAACTTGGGCGCAGGGCATTTTTGTTTTCAACGTTCACTGGCTTGGCGTATGTGGACATCATGCTGCTCCATCCGCACCATATCGGCACGACGGCGGACGGCAGGCGTTACATCCGCATCAACCGCAAGAAGACCAACGTGGAGGCGTTCATCCCCCTGCATCCGATAGCGGAGCAGATACTCGACCTCTACAACACGACCGACGACACGAAGCCCGTGTTTCCACTTCCGAGCCGTGACGAGATGTGGTTCGAGATACACGAGCTGGGCGTGGCGATAGGACGGAAAGAAAACTTGTCCTACCATCAAAGCCGCCATTCGTTTGGAACTTTCTTGATTTCGGAGGGCATACCCATTGAGAGCATCGCCAAGATGATGGGGCACTCAGGCATAAAGACCACCCAGCGGTACGCGGAAGTGACTGACAAGAAGATTTCAAAGGACATGGACAACCTGATGGCGGTCAGAATGATGTACGGAACGGGCAAATGGTACAAAAGACAAGAACTGCCAAAAGAAACAAACATTGATAATGAATAATATGAGGCATGACAATGGAACGGGGAATAATCACAATCACAGAAAACGGGTTGGTCGCCATACCGACCGCTCCCGTCTGGATGACGCAGCAGGAGATGTCCGATGCGTTCAACGTGTTCGGCTGCGACATCCGCAAGGCTATACACTCTATCTACAAAAACATGGAATTGTTGGAAAGCGAAACGAAGCGGTACATCAAACAGGACAACGGGATAAACTACGATGTTTACAGTCTTGAAATGGTGATAGCCGTTTCCTTCAAGTTGAGAAGTAGGGAGAGCGTGGCTTTCAGACGGTTTATCATGGGCAGGCTGACCATGAACAACAGACAGCCCGTCAACCTTTTCTTTTCGCTCTCCCACGTCGCGTGGAAAGAGAGCGGGAAATTGAGCAGACCTCAGACGGCGTATGAGATACCCTCAAACGGCGTGTAAGGCTATCTCTTACGCCGTTTGAGGGTAACACCGTTTTACAGGGGATTTCCGTCAGCCTATCTGAACGCCTCCCGATAATTGGCGGCAAGCATCCGTTCGATGTCCGATTCCTTGTATAGAATCTTGCCGCCCAACTGGTAATAGGCGATTATGCCGTTGTTGCGGTAGTCCTGCAAGGTGCGTCGGCTCACTTTCAGCCGTGCAGACACCTCCCTGTCCGTCAGGAAGCGTTCACCGCCTAATGTCGGACGGCTGTTTGCCATGAAGTTCTCGATGCCGTCCAACAGACGGTCAAGGCTGTCGCCGAACTCAGCGATAAGCGCATGGTTCTTGGTAATCATTTCACTCATTGTTACATTGGATTTAGTGGTACAATAATAATCAAACGGCTTTGTCTGCCAGCTTACGTTCAACGGGCTTGACAATGCGCGACACATCCTCCGGTCGGTAAAACACCTTGTGGTTTATCTGCGAATAGGCCAGCGTGCCGTTATCACGCAGCGTCTGTAAGGTGCGCGGACTGATGTTCAACTGTCGGCAGACCTCTTGGTTGTCCATCCAGCGGTTTAATGACTTACCGCCTTGTTTGGCAAGGAGTTCGTTCACACGGTCGGAGAAGCGGCTGAACTTCGCCGCCATTTCCTCAAACGCCTCTTTCTGAAAAATCAATACTTCCATTGTCGATACTGTTTTTAATGTTGATACTCGGTTTTGGACGCAAAGTAAATGGGCATTACGCATCAAACGATGGGTTGGCACAATCGTGGCAGCTTGTGGCAGGGAGTGGCGTTATCCGCCGACCCCGTGACGGCTGTTCCAAGCGTCCGTGATGCAAAGGAAAGCGAAGTCCGGCACAATCCAACCGCTTCGCACCTGCGTGGCAGCATTTGGCATCGGTGTGGTAGCCTGTGGCGTTCATCAGGTTCAAATAAGCCTGCTAATAAACCTGAGCTTGATGTAGAATGAAGTAAGACTTTATTTTATGGAATAGGATTGATTTGAAGAAACATAAAAGCCAACCCATCAAGGAGAAGTTTTGATGGGGAGCAGGTTTGTGTTTCGGGCATACCGAAACGGTTCGTTCCCCATGTTTTGGAAGACGCAAAATCCCTAAAAATAGGTATTGCACGACAATTTCAAGCCTTATACCTTTGCAAAAAATTAAAAACAGACATTGTTCGTTATAAATGCAAGTGCTGAAAGAGGACATAAGGGGTCGGATATTGACGATTGCCAGACAACAATTCGAGAAGAAAGGCTATTCCAAGACTTCCATGCGCGAAATAGCGGAGTTGTCAGGTGTTGGCGTCGGGAATATCTATAACTACTTCACGAATAAAGATGAATTGTTCCGTGAAGTAGTCCGTCCTGTCTTATGCGCGTTGGAAGCCATGCTGCAAGAACACCACGGCATACGGGGCGAAGATATTATGATGATGCGGTCGGAAAAATACCTGAAATCCTGCATTGACGAATATGTTTCGCTTATAGACAAACACCGTTCGCTAATGGAAATACTGTTGTTCCGTGCGCAAGGTTCTTCATTGGAACGCTTCCGTGAGAATTATACCGACCGTTCCACGGAATTGGTTAAGGCGTGGTTCGCGTCCATGCAGCGGAAACATCCCGAAATCAATACGGCTGTGTCCGATTTTATCATTCATTTGCATACGGTATGGATGTTCACGATGTTCGAGGAGCTATTGATGCATTCCGTACCCCGGCAAGAGATGGAGGCTATTTTGCACGATTATATTCTGTTTGAAATCCAAGGTTGGAGGGCTATTATCAAGATATGAGATACAGACAACGTACATACGAACATTCAACCGCATCAGAACGGTTGGTAAGGAGGAAATCTTCACGGAGGTTTCCTCCTTTTTTTATGAACAATTCTGAATATCGTTCACTATTAAATATCCCAAAATATGAAACAGAAATACGAGTTTAAGAGCATTGTAGCGGAAACATTGCTTATTCCGCTATACATGAGAGCCAAAGAAAGCAGCCGGAATAATCCCATCCTATATGACAAGACTGCGGAATGGCTGGCGGACAGTTTGGAATACGATTATTCCCAGTTCGACGGGGCAAAGTTGAGCGAAGTGGGATGTGTGGTGCGTGGATGGTATTTTGATTGCGCCGTGCGCCGATTTATTAAGACACATTCGCATCCGGTCGTGGTCAATGTGGGATGTGGACTGGATACCCGTTTCCAGCGTATCGGAAGTCAGAAAGCAGTCTTTTATGATTTGGATTTGCCTGAGGTCATTGCTCTACGCCGGGAATTGATACCCGAACAGCCGGACAATGTCTATATTGAAGCGTCTTTGTTGGAGACCGACTGGATGGATGACTTGCGTCGGAAGCATCCCGATGCAGAATTTATCTTCATCGTGGAGGGGGTACTGATGTACTTCTACGAGAAGCAAGTAAAAGCCTTCCTGCATCACGCGGCAAGCCGTTTCGGGGGAGGTGAATTGTGGTTTGACGTGTGCGGCACGATAATGAGCCGACATGGTGTGAAGCCCGATTCGCTCCGCAAGCACGAGGCTCAAATCCGTTCCGGCATAAGCAACGGGCATGTGGTGGAACAATGGGAACCGTCTTTAAAGCTCATTGAACAGGCTAACTACATGAAGTTCTTCCGTTCACGCTGGGGATTTTTCTTCGGACAGATATTGGGGCGCATCCCTTGGCTTTGCTACAAATTCAGTTCATTGCTCGGATATAAAATCACATCAAAATAGCGTAATAATAATGGAAAAGTCAAAAAAGAAAAAAGGTTTGTCCCGTCTGTTCGAGATAGCGGGACAAAGGAAAGACCTGCTTATATTGGCAGGTCTGCTGTCGGCTGGCAGCGCGGTGTGTATGCTTGTGCCTTATTGGGCTGTTTATGAAATTTTGAAAGAGTTGCTGTCGAATGGCTCCAATCTTTCCGCTTTGGACGGAACGGACATGATGCGTTGGGGATGGATTGCATTTGGAGGGCTTGTTGGCGGATTGATATTGCTCTATGCCGCCCTGATGTCCTCACATGTGGCTGCATTCCGTATCTTGTATGGGTTGCGTGTCCGTTTGTCCGAGCATATCGGCAAGCTGCCTTTGGGATATTTGAACAATACCTCTACGGGAGCCATCAAGAAAACAATGGACCAGAATATCGAGAAAATAGAGGGCTTCATCGCCCATACCATTCCGGATTTGGTCAATGTAATGGCAACGGTAGTGGTAATGCTGGTCATCTTTTTCTCGCTGGATGTGTGGCTGACAATCGTGTGCCTGGCCGTTGTGGTACTTAGCTTATTCCTGCAATTTTCCAATTTCATGGGAAAAAGGGCAAGGGAGTTCATGGCCATCTATTACGATGCGCAGGAAAAGATGAGCGCGTCCGCCGTGCAGTATGTACGGGGAATGCCCGTAGTCAAGATTTTCGGGCAGAGCGTCCGCTCATTCCGCCAGTTCAATACCGAAATTCAGGCATACAAGACATTCGCCTTGAAATGTTGTGACACATATCAGAACGGTATGATAGCATTTACCGTCTTGCTTAATTCGATGGTTACGTTTATTCTTCCTATGGGCATCTTGCTGATGCAAGCCAGTCCGCAATCCTTGTCATTGGCGGTAGTATGGCTGTTCTTCATTATCATGGGACCGGGTATGGCTTCGCCCGTTTACAAACTGACTTTTTTAGGAGGGAATACGCGCGACATCAACGAAGGAGTAAACCGCATTGACCGCATACTGGAAAAGAAACCTGTGCCGGAGCCGGGACATCCGCAAGTGCCTGCTGCTTACGATGTAGAGTTCCGTCATGTGTCATTCTTCTACGAAAACACGGAACAGGGGACACGAACGGAAGCCTTGCGTGATGTCAGCTTCAAAGCTCCACAAGGAAAGATAACCGCCCTTGTCGGTCCTTCAGGAAGCGGAAAATCAACGGTTGCCAACCTAATACCCCGGTTCTGGGATGTGGAGCAAGGGGAAATTTGTATAGGAGGTATTGACATTCGTCAGATAGATACGGCAAAACTGATGGACATGGTTTCATTTGTATTTCAAGACACTTTCCTTTTTTACGACACATTATATGAGAACATTGCCGTAGGTTCTCCAGATGCTACAAAAGAAAAGGTAATAGCCGCTGCGAAAGCTGCCCAATGCCACGATTTCATAGAGCGTTTGCCGCAAGGCTACGAAACAAGGATAGGCGATAAAGGTGTATTCCTGTCCGGCGGTGAAGCCCAACGGATATGTGTAGCTCGTGCCATATTGAAGAATGCGCCGATACTGGTGCTGGACGAAGCGACAGCTTTCGCCGACCCTGAAAACGAGCATAAAATGCAGATGGCTTTGCAGTCACTGATAAAGGACAAGACGGTCATCGTGATTGCCCATCGCCTTTCTTCCATTATTTCTGCGCATCAGATTGTCGTCATGAAAGAGGGGCGTATCGTGCAGTGCGGAAAGCATGAACAACTGTCCGTTACAGAGGGTGTATATAAAAACATGTGGGATGCCTATACGAGCGCATACCATTGGACGTTGAACAAAAACTAAAAGCAATATGAGAAAGAAGAATTTCTTAAACAAGGTCTTGCAAAACACAAGTTGTCCGCAAGGATTTTGGGGACGGATGATTTTGCGAGGAATGAATTGTTTTCATGCATCTTTAGCTAATCGTGGCATGAAGCAAGTGGAATGGCAGCCGAATTGGAATGTTCTTGATATAGGCTGTGGCGGTGGTGCGAATTTGAAACGTTTATTGAATTTATGTCCAAAAGGAAATATCTACGGCATAGACCTGTCAGAAGAAAGTGTTTCATTCGCCCAAAAGTACAACGAAAAAGACTTGAATAAAAGATGTTTCATACAACAAGGGAATGTTTGTTCATTACCTTATGAGGATGGATTCTTTAATGCTATCACGGCTTTTGAAACGGTCTATTTTTGGTCGCCTGTAAACATAGCGTTGTCTGAAGTGGCGCGTGTTCTCCGAGAAGGAGGTTGTTTTCTTATCAGTTTGGAAGCGAGCGACCCCGAACTTGGAAAAATGTGGACGGAACGGATAGATGGTATGGTTGTCTATACTCCGGCAGAATTGGAAGAACGGTTGCATGAAGTCGGATTTTCATCCATCAGAACAATCCGTAAAAAGGAAGAAATACATATTATAGCATATAAATAAAATAAGATATGAATGCAATAAAGAATATTACAATAGGTCACACGGAAAGACTTTACAAGCCGGTGGGTTACACCATGCTTGCCAACTTAGTGAATATAGTACCGTTTTGTCTTTCTATAGAAGCGATACGTATCATTTTCAGTGCATTTGACGGGAGCGGACAGCCGCTTGACACGACCCGTCTGTGGTGGATATTCGGCATTATGGCTGTTTATATGCTGGTCATGGCTTTGGCAGAACGGGCATCCTACCGAGCCAATTTTAGAGGAGCATACGAAATGAGTGCTTCCGGGCGTTTGTCGCTGGCGGAGCACTTGCGGAAACTATCGTTGGGCTTTTTGTCGAAACGTGATCCGGGTGATTTGTCGTCTATGCTTGTTACGGACTTCATGATGGCAGAAACCGGAATTTCGCACCACCTGCCCCAACTTATGGGTGCCATAGTCATGCCCGTACTGGCTTTTGCTTCGCTTGTATGGATAGATTGGAGGATGGCGGTCAGTATGTTTGCCGCCTTGCCGCTTGCCTTGCTCGTCCTGTGGGCAAGCACAAAGGCACAGCGGAAGTTAAGCGGCAGGCAAATTCAAGCAAAAATAAATGCTGGAAATCGGTTGGAAGAATACTTACAGGGTATTCGTGTAATGAAAGCGTACAATCTGATAGGTGACCGCTTTGTTAGGTTGCGCGATGCTTTTGCGGAACTTCGCCGTGCTTGCATCCGTCAGGAAGCCTTGTTAGGCCCGTTTGTTCTGTTGAGCATTACTCTGGTACGTGCCGGGCTGACAATGATGGTGCTATGTGGAACTTACCTTCTGTTGGGAGGGCAACTTTCAATCCTTGTATTCGTGCTATTCCTTGTAGTCGGTTCTCGTGTGTTCGACCCGCTGACTTCCGCACTGACAAACTTTACCGAGTTCCGCTATTTTTCCATTGCCGGTGGACGCATCCTTTCCTTGATGAACGAGCCGGAGATGAAAGGAGAACGGCAATCCCCGGCAGCAGGCGATATCCGGTTTGAACACGTATCGTTTGCCTATCAAGACAAGGAAGTGTTGCATGATATAAACATTACGCTCCCGAAAAACTCCTTGACGGCTCTTGTCGGACCTTCGGGAAGCGGGAAAAGTACGGTGATGAAGCTTTGCGCCCGTTTCTACGACCCACAGAAAGGATGTATCTTTTTCAATGGTGTTCCGATGAATGAGATAAATCCGGAAAGTCTGATGAGCCACATCTCTATGGTATTTCAGGATGTCTATCTGTTTCAGGACACCATACGCAATAATATCCGCTTTGGTAAAACTGACGCGACGGAAGAAGAAATTATAGCCGCAGCTAAAAAAGCCTGTTGCCATGATTTCATCATGCGGTTGCCCAAAGGATATGACACCTTGGTAGGCGAAGGAGGGTGTACCCTTTCGGGCGGAGAAAAGCAACGCATATCCATAGCCCGTGCCATGCTGAAAGACGCACAAATCATCCTGCTTGATGAAGCGACCGCCTCACTTGACCCCGAAAATGAAGTGGAAGTACAGAAAGCCATAGATGCACTCATCAAAGGGCATACTGTCATTGCCATTGCGCATAGACTTAAAACCATTAAGGGGGCAGACCAAATTATCGTGTTGGATAACGGACAGATAAAGGAAAAAGGTACGCATGAAACATTGATGCAGGCCGAAGGGTTGTATGCCCAACTATGGAATATTCAGGAACAAATTTCAGGTTGGAAACTGTAAAAACGGTATAAAAATCAATAGGATACCTGTTTTTATAGAGCAGGCATCTTTAAAATGATAGATTCTTAAATGAATTTACGGTATAAAGTGTTAGTAGGATATTTTATCTTAATTGTACTTATCGGCTTTATGGCATCAATTCTGGTACGTGAACGACATCGAATATCAGAAATTGATTCACAAAACAGCGAAGTACAGCAAGCTATACGTGATATTCACAATGTCCATCGATATATCACTCGGCTTACCATGTTGGGAGAGAGTGTCATTGATTGGAACAGAACAGACTGTAGTCATTACCGTATCCAACGTCTGTGTACAGATAGTCTGTTGCAAGCATTGAAGTTTCATTGTGCAGCATATGTGTATCCAGCGCAGATAGACACTCTTCGCTCTCTACTGGCAAACAAGGAAGAACATCTGCGGCACATCATGTCGGTATTTGAGCGGCAGGAAGAAGCCGACAGCCTTTTAGTGAATCTCTTGCCAGAAGTAGCTAAACGTGCTACCCGTTTACAGAAAAAGCCCCTGCAAACGCATTGTGGCTTGTAGGGGCTTGCAGGGGCTAATCCTAATTCTTACTCAACGAATCAAAGCTCGCCCGGCTTCTCATCCTCCTTCTTCGTCCGCGTAGTGCGTGCTTTTGAGATAGCTTTCTGACGCTCAATCATCGCGTTCACGTGGTCGATGAAAGTAGCATATTCCGCATCACCATTTATCATTGCCAACGCATTGACGGTATCAACCAATGAACGGTAAGCGGCTTCTGCGGCGGTGCGGGTTTCCTTCACGATACCCACCTGACGGGCAGCGTCGGCTTCCGTGCGCTGGGCGGCTGCGGCAAGGAAAGCGTTTTCTTTCGTTTTTAAATCCGTAATCCATACATCAAGATTCAACGCGGTGCGCTTGCTTGAATCAAGAGCTTCCAAGTCCTGCAACAGATTGTGTAATACACCGCTTTCCTCGGTCTGCGCCAGCTTCGTGGGGTCGCCATACTTGTCGAACAATGATTTCGCTTCGGCGGCATTGGCGGCTACTTCGGCGGTCGGATGGGCGCACATCGCCGTCACATAATTGTTCGCACCACGCCAAGATGCGTCACGGGCGTCATCCGTCGCGGTCGCCGTGGCGGTGGCGGGATTCGTGGAGGATGCCTTCAACGCATCGTCGAAAGCATCGACAGCGGTGGTGAAATCGTTAACCTTTGCCTACAACACGGGATTCGTAGCGGACAGCTGGCTTATCTCGCTTGGGGTTCCTGTCTCCTCGCCGATAGGCAGGTTCGCCGTTTCCGCCACGACCTGTTTCTGATAGCCAAACGACTCCTCGGTGCGAAGTTGCTTGATGTTTAATGTGAGAATCTTTTTCATATTCCGTGATATTTTAGAATTTCTGTAACGAATGTAGCTAAATCTTTCCGGCGAGCCAAGTTCAGAGCGGGGAAAGTTCCAATCCGTCCCGATTTTGCCTTTCCCTAGCGGGGAAAGTGCTTATCCTGCAGGATTGGCATCGTCCCCGCCGGGGAAAGCGGTTATCCTGACGGATTAGGGCTGTCCCCGCAGGGAAAAGTGGTTATCCGGCAGGATTTGTGTTGTCCCCGCTGGGGAGGGCGGTTGTCGGCGCGGATTGCAGAAATTTTGACGTGGGCAGGCGGTCCTGGAGATTGGATGATTAATTTATATAAGGCAGATATTCGTTTGGAACGGGGATGTGGAAACGGTAGCACAGGGCAAGCACGTCTTTGACATCGTTTTCATCGAAAACGTATCCTGTATGGAAAGCGACCTGCGCCTGCGGAGGAATGCACGACACTTTCTTTTCGCCGATACAACCTTCTCCGCTGAAGGTGTCTGCCGGATAGGTTTCTCCTTCAAAAACAATCTCCCCGTCTGAAGTATATGTAAACAAATGCAAGTCCACCGTCCGCCCGTCCGCATCTGCGAAAACGATGTGTTGCGGAGTGGAATACGCCTCCGTCCGTTCCTTAAATCCCTGTTGGTGTAAAGCACGAATGAAACGTGCCGCCTGCGTTTCCTCCACAAACAAGTCAATGTCTTGATGTTCCCTTGTTTGTCTGCCTAACAAGGCATCTACTCCCCAGCCGCCGTCAAGGAACACGGTTATTCCTAAGCTCTCGGCGAGATTAATCAAATCAATGGCATCTTTTTCGGTAATCATATCGTAATGTTTTTGTTGATGTTTGCGAAGGTAGGGAAATTCGGGGAGCGGGGCAAAGAAAATCGCCGAGAAGATACACGCAAGGAGCAAACGGTACAGACCCATAGGCGGCAACAAGGAAAAGACTGCTGACGTGCGCATCATTGCCGCTACCAACGAGGATATGCAGTCAGCAGTAGCCGAAAAGCGTTTCCGTCAGGACTTGTTCCATCGGATTAAGGAATACACGTTGAACATACCGCCGCTGCGTGAGTGTCGTGAGGACATTATGCCGCTCGCAGACTTCTTCCGTGAACTTGCAAACAAAGAGTTCGGCAAATAGGTGAAAGGCTTTGATGCGGAGGCAAGGAAGCGGATGCTCGCCCATCCGTGGGGCGGCAACGTGAGGGAACTGAAAGGAACTGTACGTTCGGCGGTGCTGTTAACCGACGAGGATGTGATAACGGCTGACAAACTGAATTTTGAAGAACCACTGTTGTCGGGCGAAACATCCTTTTCCTTGAAGAACGTGGAAATGGAAAAGAAGCAGATAATCCGTGCGCTGAAACAGGCGGACGGCAACCGTTCGCTGGCTGCTGAACTGCTCGGCATCGGGCGCACCACACTATACGGCAAGATGAAACAATACGGCATCAAGTACAAGGAATAAGGCACGATTGCCGCAGGTCAGAAACAGGTTGCCCGACTTCGGAGAGGCAACTCGGCGGCAAGGCTTGCGAGAGTAACTCGCAAGGTTTTGAGTAACTCAAAACATACCTTGCTGCTGCCACTTTTCGGCAGTAACCGAAAAGCCTTCGGGTAACTCGAAGGACACCTTGCTGATTTCTCGTGAAATCAATAATCCGTCAGCAAACGGATTTGAACAAGTGTTGTTATTTCGACTCTCAATGCACGTTTCCCGATACCGATGCTACCAGAAGAAAGGGAATAGAGGGATGAGAAAGCAAGAGAGTAGTTATATCCGTATGAATGCCTGCAAGCCTACCTGCGTGTGGGTTCTCGTGAATGCAAATGCGTGCGGACATACACACGCTGGCCTGCAAGCCTGCCCGCACTCTGACCTGCCCGCCTTCCTACTTGCCCGCCTTCCTACTTGCCCGCCTTCCTACTTGCCTGCCGACCGGTCTGCCTGCGTGCCTGCCTGCCGGCACACAGACAGGCGCGCAGGCAGGCTATTCGTAAACAAGCAGGCTCAAATACAATGTGGAAACGGTATTGAATTAAAAGCAGGACAGTGCTACTGATTTTCATCAGCAAGATGCGCAGCAAATGTACAATAATGATAAGATGTTTGATTTTCTCTATTTTTCAGAGGAATAACTTTGGCAATAAGGAAGAAAAAAACTACTTTTGCAAATGAGAAAAGCGTTCTTTTGATTGATGCAGAACATTGCAGAATAGAGAAGCCCGCTGGTTTCCAAATCGTTACCTGTTAAGCTGACAATCTTTGTAAGTTCTTTGTTTTCAATGGGTAAGAAGAATTGATATGTCTTGCGCAATGAAAAGTTATGTTCTTGTTGATCCCGCAGACTTCGGCAATCTCTTTCAGATACTCGTTGCACTTCTGGTTTGACGGTACGGGGAGCAGACGTTTGCCTTTACGGAAGTGTTTGTATTTCTCAATAATCTGGAGCGGCACATCCAGCAGTCGCACGTTGAACGGGACTTTGGTCTTCTGTCGATGAAAACTGATCCAGGTATTGCCATCAGCCCATACATTCAGCTGGTCTTCCGTGAGGTTGTAAACATCAATGTACGCCAATCCTGTATAGCAGCTGAATATAAATATGTCTCTGACCTGCTCCAGCCGCAGGCTTTCAAATTCCTTATTGTACAAACGGGAAACCTCTTCGATCGTAAGATAACCCCGGTCCACCTTGTCAAGGTGTAGTTTTTGTTGCTTGAAAGGGTCTGCTGCAACCCATCCGTTGTCTTTTGCCATCTTGTATATGGAGGCAAAGCGGTGGATAAACTTTACTGCAGTATTATTGTTGAGCCGATGTGCCGAGCGTAGCCAAAGGTATAGTTTGTCCAAAAAACGCTTGTTGATATCCTGCAAGGGAAGGTCACTTACCTTGAATTCATCCCGGAGAAATTCCTGCAGGCGATTGCGGCAAACCTTATATCGGAAGAAGGACTCCTGGCCGTAGTCCTGTGTCAGTACAAGTTTTTCGTAGTCCTCAATGTATTTATTGCATAACGCAATGAGTGTCATACTGCGCTCGTCCTGGCAGAGTATGGAACTCTTGATCTTACTTGCCGTTATTACCTCGCCGCGATAAATCATATCATTGTACTTGCGTTTGATCGTGGCGTGAAAATCGAACAGGGTGCTGTTGATCACCTGTTCCTCATGAGTTTGTCCCTTAGTCTTGTACTCCAGGGGAAGCCATCGTTCGGGTTCTATGTACATCTTGGTCGAAAAGTGTACCATCTCCCCGTTGACGGTAATGCGTGCTACGATGGGTGCTTTGCCATCAGGACGACATTTGCCCTTTTGAATGACGAAAATCACGCTGAAGGTGTTCTTGCTTGCTTTTTTGTCTGCTTTCATACTCTCTGTTATTTGGTGATACAAAGTTAAATATCAATAATTTACTGAAAGCCAAAGCAGTATAGTCAGAAGTAGTCGTATTTCAGACGTTTGTAGTCGGGTTACGCGCAATGTCTATTGCGGTTACGAACAGGTTACCGCAAGATGTCTATTAGGTGGATATTTGCCTGTTGATAATCAGTTGTTTGCCGTCCTGGAGTAGTCATATTCAGCAAAAAAGGGACGCTGAACGGACAAACAATCAAACAGTTAGATGCGCAACTAAAACAAAATGAGAATGTTACTCGTCGTAACATCCTCATTGTCTTGCGGAGAGAACGATAACTGAACCCATATCGTAATCGCCAATATGTCAACGTGTTAAGATTGTAAAAATTTTTAGATACACCGAATAGGCCACAACCTTTTTTCGCTGTTTTCCCTTGTATTCACTTGGTTGTTACAAAGTTACGAAAAATTCCCGGATTTTGCAACCGAATTGGAAACGAACCTGCGGATTTTTTTGCCGATTTTTGTGTGTAATATACAGTGTGTAAATATAAATAAATCAATAGATTATATTTTTGTTTGGTCCTGGATCCCAATCGGATATTTCCAAATCGAGTGATCCTGCGCCTTTCGAACATGAGAACATCATGCTTGCTACCTTTCGGCTACCGAGGACCTTTTGTGTCATCTTGTGGAGCACACATAGGTGATGCTGCATGAGTGGTTCATTTTTTCAGACGAGTGTACTAATTACAGATGGTTGCTGGGCTTTCGTTCTGTAGGCAATTGTATTGAGATTGAGAAACTGATTATCGGTTTTCGGCAAAAACCTCAACGGCCTCGACCAGATCGAGTTTGATGTCGCTCCAGTCCAGTCCCCGCAGGCAAACCGGATCAGGATCCTCATCAGCCATGCGAAAGTCTGTCAGACGCTCTAGAAGTTCGTCTGCGTTGTGCTCCCATTCGTGTCTGCGGGCGTGTAGTGCAAACATCTCTGCCAGCGGATATTCGGTCAGCAACATGTGCAGATCCCAGAAATCCTTTTTGCGTCCACCTCGCGATACAACATTCATCTTCATGGCAATTATGTCCTCGATGCTCGCCATCCGAACACCATCAATACAGTCTGCAACTTTGAGAAACGGATCGGTATACATCAAATCAAGTTTGATGGCCTCTTGTTCCGACGGTCCGATGTAGTATCCGCGGCCGAAGCCAATAATAGAGGTTGTGTCGCTGCAATCATAATATGGAAAATGAGATTGCAGAAAGCGTTCGAATACCCGAAAATCGAGACTGCGATACTCGGCATCGGTAAACAAGTCAATGTCGACCGATTTTCTGTGCCCGTAGCGAAGGCTCAGGTTTGTACCTCCGACCAGACGGAAGGGTGCAAACGATTCCTCGCTCATCAGTATTCCGAGTGTCTCTTTCAACAGCGGCGTTACCGTTTCATAGTGAAGGAAGCTATTGTCGGCCATTTTGTGATGTCGTATTTATACGGTATGTGTTTTTTGGAGAATCGGTTTCGAGGGCAGCGAGAGTGGTGCCGTAGAATTGAGCAATCTCTGCTTTTTCCGCGTCATTACCTCGCTCCAGGACACGAGCGATGACCGATTCACGGTATCGCCCCCAGTCCAGTGTGTCGAAATCGGTATCCCAGAATAGGGATCGACGAATTGCCGGTGTCCCGGATGTGGCACGGCTCTTTTGACCATTCTTGTATTCGGCGATCTCGTAGTATGTCTGAAGCAGCAGCAGGAATCCCTCTTCGTATCCGAATGCCTGCTCGATCTTCAACGCCATCTCAACCGTCAGATTGCGTCGCCCCGTAATGACGGCATTGAGAGTTTGACTGTGTTCTCCGATGGAGGCAGCAAACAATCGTTGGCTGAGATTGCGTTTCTTCAAATCCCTGCCGATTATCTTGCCCGGATGGATGCCTTTCAATATGTCAATTCTGTTTTTCATGGCTTCATCTGCAAATATACAAAACGCAAACGAATTTGTTTGCATATTTATTATATTTTTCTGATTTTGGAAGACCATTTTTGTCTGAACAGTTGGTCACAGAACATCGTTTTGTTGTCGATGATGTTGGAAGCAATGCTGCTCGTCATACTTTCTTTGAATAACATGAGCCTTCAGATGGTGTCCTTGCCGAACTTTGCAGTAAGAACCGAACCTAAAAAGCTATTGTCTTATCGGCAAGTTAAGTGG